CTATCCGACGTTCGCAGTGGTTGAAGAGTGGGCATTGGCGGCAAGCCTTTCTTTTTCAATAGTTAGTTGGTGGACTTGCTCCTTGAGTTGTCCGATTTCCTCTGCTTGTTCTTTGATAGTGTCAAGTAATTCTTTAAGAAATGGGTCTGCGTCTTGCGCTTTCTGCACAGGAATAGGTTTGGGCCTTGCTTTGCCTTTAGTAAAAACTGTAGTTACGGTATGTTCTCCATCTTCAGGCTCCCCCTCTTTTGGAGCTACTATTGTAAGATCCTTACGAATATTGATAAAATCACCTACTGGCTGGTTTTCTGTTCCAAAGAGAATCCACTCCGCCGATATGTTCGCATTTGCGCAAACCTTCCTCAAGACTTCATAAGAAGGGTTCCCTTTTCGTGTACCAACAATATTTTCAACCACAGTGGGGCTTACTCCTACTGTCTTTGCAAATGCTCTTTTGTTATTATTGAATAGTACCTTGATGATTGTCTCGAATCTCTCATTTATGCTCATATTTTATAAATATTATCATTTGCGAATAAAATATTCGCATTTTTATTTTGATTATTCGCAAAAGCGTATTATCTTTGCAGCGTGTTTAATCTTAAACACCGCCCAAAGATACGAAAAAGGGGCGAAAATAAAGAATTATTTATTAATTAAATAAGTGAGATATATTATGAGAAGGTACATTCACATCAAAAAAGAAGTCCGTGAATTCATCATGATGACATTCAAGGTGTCTGAGCAGAGTGTTTTCAATGCTATTCGGTATGATACGAAGCGTGGTAACACAGATTTGGCTAAGCGCATACGCAAGTTGGCAATGGAGCGTGGAGGAATCCCTATGATAGAAGCTCCGGAATGGGAGACACTGCACGATGCAGATGGTTATATCCGCCAATATAAGGAAGGCGGTGTGCTGCTGGAGATTTTCAAAGAAGGAAATTGGTGCGATGTATATAAGAATGGTAAGAAGATGCGCAGGTTCGAGCATTTGATGATAAGCGATCTTGACGGCATTCAGAGATATGCGGAAAGGTTGAGCTAAGGAGGGTGCAGTATGGAGTATTATAACAACCGATTTTGCATATCCTACGGAGAGCTGATAGACGGCTGTATTGTAAGTGTTTCCAACTATAAGCAGTTGGCAGCACGCGGACGTATTGACGTTGTTCGCCACGGGGGCGGTGCGAGTGGTTGTTGTGCCCTGATAGCCATAGACAGTTTACCCACGAAGTACAAGGAAAAAGTGGAGAAAGTCTATCCCGGTGGCGACGAGATAAGGCTACGGCATTGGATCATATCGAACTATGAAACAGACCAATCGGCAGTAGTTTTTTTCAGCGACCGCAGCAAGACGGGGACTGACCTGCCACCAGAAAAGGTGAGCGAATATGTACAGAATGCCTCTGTGCTGAACACTTGTATCAAACTCTATGAGCGTGCGAAAGACTACCATCGTCTGATGGGTGACAAGTACAACTGGGATATGATGGCAAAGAACATCGAGACTCTGCGTGAGAAGTTTGGTCACACACTCCCTGCGAGCACGCTGCGCTTCAGGAAGAAAGTGAACCTGTACAAGCGTGAGGGCTATATCAGTTTAATCAGTGGCAAGTTTGGCAACCAGCACCGCCGTAAGGTGGACTACAAGACCGAACAACTTGTATTAAGTATAAAAGTACTTCCTAACCAGCCTTACGGCAGCGACGTACACAAGATGTATATCGAATTCTTATGCGGTGAGATTGATGTGTGGGACTTTGAAACGGGCGAGCTGTTCAATCCTGACGATTTTACAGATAAAAATGGAGAACCCAAGGAACTGAGCGAGAGCACCATCAGAAACATTCTGAATAAGCCAAGCAACAAACTTAAGATAGCCAAGGCCTTGAAGAGCTGGGACGCATTCTATCATGAGGACATGCCGTACATGCACCGCCACAGCGGCGACTTCTCCCTCTCTCAGATTACGATGGACGACGTGGATTTACCACGCCGCATGAAAGGAAACGAATATGTGCATGCCTATTACGCATACGATGTGGTGAGCCAGTGTCGGGTGGGACTTGCCTACGGACGGAAAAAGGACGATGCCCTTGTGGTGGACTGTTTCAGGGATATGTTCCGGCTGATAGAGAGAAACGGCTGGGGCATGCCGGCAGGCATCGAAGTGGAACAGCACCTGATGAGCAAGTACAAGGAGGGGTTCCTGAAGGCAGGAGAAGTATTCAAGAACGTTTATTTCTGTGCACCACAGAACTCACAGGAAAAATATGCCGAGGCACTGAACGGCGCATTCAAGACCACGGTGGCTCACAAAAACCATGATGGCATCGGCCGCTGGCACAATAAGGGTGCACGGCGTGTTTTCCAGAAGAAAGTGAGCGACAGCGACAACCATACGTGGGAGGATAAGAAGTACTACACTTTCGAGGAACTCGTAGCCGATGACCTTCGGGACTGCAACGAATGGAACAATATGCCGCATCCCAACCAGAAGAAGTATCCTGGCATGAGCCGCTGGGACGTGCTTGTGGCAAGACTTAACCCCACGCTCCGCCCATTGGACAAGCTGACACTGAGCCGCTACATCGGTGAGAAAGTGGAAACGAGCATCCGTAGGAATTCGACCGTAAGGGTAGCACATGAGGACTGGTGGATAAGTGGTCCCGAGGTATTGGAACGACTTGCGCCGAACAATTACAAGGTAACAGCTTACTACCTGCCTGATGATGAGGGAAAGCCCACGGACATATTCCTCTACCAAGGAGACAAGTACATAGACAAGCTGCGCCGCATCATTACCTACAACCGCGTGATGGCAGAGCAGACCGAGGCGGACAAGGAAGCATTCATTGAGCAACGGAAGTATGTAGCACATTTCGACAAGTATCTGCGCGACAATGCCATCACCAAGGTGGGCAAGATGACAGTCCAGAAGGCTGTGTCTGCGGAAGAATACCCTCTTGAACTGCCGCAAGTGCAAGAGCAGGAAGAAGAACTAAGCTATATTCCTGATACTGATTATAGCAAAATGGGATTAGAAGCATATTAAAACAACATTATAAATGACTTAGCAAGCTGATTGCTGGCTTTGCTCGGCAAAACGAGCAAGTTCATTTGCACTCACTTGCACAGCAATTCGAACTATGATTACAGAAGTGCAAAAACAGAAAATCTTGGACGCGGTGAAACTGAACCGCACCAACTATCCGAGTGACGCCAAACATGCGGCAAGCCTTAGTATAAGTACCTCGGTTTACAGCAGTATCAAGAACGGCCAGACAGACAAAGCCCTGAGCGACGCCAACTGGATAGGCATCGCACGCCGTCTTGGGGTGAGCCTCAGGGGTGAAATAGAGTGGAAACCTGCCAAGACGGCCACTTTCGAGTATATCACCGCCCAGTTGGAGTTCTCGCAGCAGTCAAGCCTTAGCGGTATCATGTGCGACATGCCCAACATAGGCAAGACCTTTACGGCACGCTACTACGTGGCACACCACAGGAACGCCGTCTATATCGACTGCTCGCAGGTGAAGACGAAGCTGAAGCTCATCAGAAAGGTAGCTTCCGAGTTTGGTGTCGACAGCAAGGGAAGATATTCGGACGTGTACGATGACCTTGTGTACTACCTACGCAGCATAGACACACCTCTCATCATTTTGGATGAAGCCGGCGACTTGCAATATGAGGCTTTCTTGGAACTCAAAGCCCTTTGGAATGCCACCGAGCGATGCTGCGCATGGTATATGATGGGGGCTGACGGACTGAAGGAGAAAATCAACCGCTCGATAGAATGCAAGAAAGTGGGCTATACCGAGATGCTCTCACGCTATGGCGACAGATACAGCAAAGTAACGCCTGATGATGGCAGGGAACGCAAGCACTTCCTTAAGGAACAGGCTCGCATCGTAGCTAAGGTGAATGCCCCGGAAGGCACGGACATCGGTAAGATAGTACGCAAGACCGGTGGCGGTTTGAGACGCGTATATACGGAAATTGAAAAACTGAAGAAAGGAGCATGATATGAAACGTGTAAGCATTGTAATGAAGTATACAGGGTATGTTCCCGAGGATACCAGTCTTGGAGAATTGAGAGAATACGCAGAAGGTCAGATTAACGATTTCTTCAGATACTATGATGAAAATAATGATGAGGAATATGATTTTGACCGCAATGATGTGGAGATTACAGACAAGGGACTAACTATTATACTTAGATAATATGACAAAAATAGAAATGGAGGCTATGGAAGCCATTATCGGTATCCGTAAAGAATTGGCAAAGCAAAACGAGATAGACTGGGAACAGCGTAGATATGAAATCGCCAAGGAATGTCTTCCGACGGTTTATCAGACAGCACTTGAGATAGCCAAGAAAACAGGTGTTATTGAGGAACCGAAAGACATCGTTGCTGTTGCAGTAGACCTTGCAGACCTGCTGATTGAAAATCTGAAAAAAGACAAGGAGTAATGGTCAAACGAGCATACAGTCCGAAAGACATTGCCGCCAAGAAATGGGTAACCCTACCGTGGGGTGAGAAATGGAGTGAACCGTTCGGTTTTCCAGCTGAGAACGCTTCCTGGTTCATCAGCGGTGCCAGTGCTCAGGGTAAAAGCTCGTTCGTGATGCAGTTGGGCAAGGAACTGTGCAAGTACGGTCCTGTGCTCTATATGAGCTATGAAGAAGGTGTAACCCAACCTTTCCAGCGTCGTATGGACTATTTGAACATGAATGAGGTACAGGGGCGTTTCCGAGTTATAGATGACGAGTCGATAGAGGAGCTTGAAACGCGACTTGCCAAACCAAAGTCCGCAAAGTTCATTATCGTTGATTCCTTTCAGGTGGGCTGTAATAATTTCGGTTGGAGTTACTCATCTGCCGTTGCGCTGATGAAGCGATTCAGTCGCAAGTGTTTCATCTTCATAAGCCAAGAACATAAGAGCGAGCCAATGGGAAAGCCTGCCGTGAGCCTGAGATATATCTGCGATATGAAGGTTCGGGTTATGGGTTATAAAGCCTACTGCTTAGGTCGAAGCGTCGGTTCGGCAGGTACCCACTATGTTGTGTGGAAAGAAGGGATATTAAAGACGAGTAACAATATATAATATGAAAAGAACAGCAAACGATGGCAGTTTCAAGAAAGGGAATGTGCCGTACAATAAGGGAACAAACATATCCTCACGAAAGCATCATACACGGAAAGGTGTGCAGGGGTTCTTGAAGAGGTCGGTACTGATGATAGCGCAGGACGGAAGTGTCGCTCGAGAGTTTGAAAGCGTAGCTGAATGTCAGAAATATTTAGGATTAAAAGACCGCCATTCCATATCATACGCCATAAAAAAACAGCAGCTGTGCGCTGGACACAAATTGTTGTACGAAGATGACTGGTCTCCTCTTGGAGATTACAGGTGGCGGCCGACAATAGGAAGGAATATTGACGGCTCCCTGAAAAAAGGACATCCTTGGTCTTCGCTTTATAATTCAAGAATGAGCGAGGAAATGAAAGAGAAAAGGCGAAAGGCATCGAGCGAGCAAAGCAAGCGTATGGCAGACGACCCGAACAGCAAATGGGGAAAAGGCGTTCAGAAGCCTATCTTATGCATAACTACCGGTATCAGGTATGAATCCATCAAGCAAGCTTCCAACCAGTTGAATATTCCTGCGAACTATATCAGTGCGGCCATATTGAGGTTTGGAACGACAAAAGGCTTGAAATTTAGAAACATTGAAAGTGTTTAATGGTATGGCAAGTAAGCGAGACAACCTGCTTTATAGGTTACGAAAGAAAGGCGTGAGAGTGATAACACGCGAGCGCACAATATTTTTCCCATACGATGGCGAACCATTCAAGACAATACAGGTGAAACGGCTTTGCAAGGAATTTTACTTCCACGTACAATTAGAAATACAATAGGATATGAGTAGAGAAAAAAGAATTGTGGAAATAACGCCAGGGCGAATGATTCCAGGTGGTCGCATGACAGAGTGCTTCGAAAGCCAAGGACATAGTTGCCCATATTGTCAAGGAAATGGGTACCACTGGCAAGAGGACGAGTATCAAGAGCGGTATAAAAAGGAATGCCCGATATGCAAGGGCAGCGGTAAGCTTGATGCAGTGATAGAAGTTGAGTGGAAAGCAAGAGAAAAAGTAAAACGATAAAAAGTTGAAATGACAATGAACAGAGAAATTTTATTCAGAGGAAAGAACCCCAATGGAGAGTGGGTATCGGGTGACCTTATATTGGTTATAGAAGAAGAACCACATATCTTCTACAAGACACAGGAAGATATAATCAACGAGAGAATTAGTAACGAAACGGTTGTAAAAGAAACGGTCGGTCAGTACACGGGCTTGACAGACAAGAACGGCAATAAAATCTTCGAGGGGGATATTTTACATCTGATAATACCAGATGGTTCCATTCGTCATTTCGTCGTAGAATGGGCGAACGAGAGCCGGACACTAAAGCCGTTGAATGGTTTTCGACATGACAGCAACCCTATCCGCATCAGCGGTTGGTGCTTCAATTGGGAAGGGCATCGCTTGTATCCAAGCGTAATAGACGGAGTTCCTGACAACGAAAGGATGGAGATTGTTGGAAACATTCACGACAACCCTGAATTACTTAAAGGATAATCGAGACAAAAGCATAAAAAGTAAAAAGATAGTGGAAAAATTAAGATATAAATCAATAATTCCGAACGATAAGCCCGACTGGCTGCTTCGATTGCAAATGGAAATCAGTCAATCCTATGCGTTGAGAGGTATGGAAGATACTCCCGAAGAGTGGCAAGAGCTGAAGGGCTTCATCGACGACTTTATCGACAAACTCTACGTTAGAAAAGACGTAAGAATAAGAAGCGAGATAACCTCCTATCTTATGAAAGAAGATGGACAGACGCAGCTCCTTATCAAGAGAAATGGCAAATTACTTCAGAGTTATTACATTAAAAAATAGAAAAATATGAAAATCTTAGATGAAATCAAAAAGCGATTGCAGGTGTGGCACGAACAGCGTGCTGCAAGCATAGAGTACAAACGTCAGACACAACTCGACGCAGAGGCACGTGAAGTCGTGCAGATAATGGAGTTTAACGGGAGAGTCTATGTGAGCGTCAACGGTATTCCTATGTTTGATATCGATGATGTTAGTGGAAGCATGATAGATATTGTAACGAAAGCCCGACAGAACTATAAAGATTGGCGAGAAGAGAAATTATGGGAGAAGACAGGAACTACGCAAGGTTTTATACCTTGCTAAAAAAGATGCCCGGCGCAGATAAAGAGACGCTGGTGGAACAATATACCCACGGTCGAACAATCCATCTGCGTGAGACTTCCATGCAGGAGTACAACACGATGTGCAACGATATGGAACGAGTGACGGGGTTTGATAAGCACAGGGAGGCTATACATAAGGAACTCAAACGAAGGCGCAGCGTATGTTTGAAGTTGATGCAGCAGCTCGGTGTCGACACTACGGACTGGGTGCGGGTTGACAATTTTTGTATGAATCCCCGCCTCGCTGGAAAGCCTTTCAGGAAAATAGATATGGAAGAGCTTGAGAGCCTTGCCGTGAAGCTTCGAACAATCAAGCGCAAGGGCGGTTTGAAACCAAAACAGCAACCAGTGGAACAGAAGACCTCATTCATCTGTGTTTCAATAGACAGTACAATTGAAAATTAATGTTAGTAATAATCCAATAAAAACAAAAGAACTATGGCAACAAGAAAAAAGAAAGTAATCATCACCGGCGTTAGCAGAGAAGCCGCCGATGAAGCGTTCGCAACCTACGCTAAAAGCGATGCACAGGTACAGAAAATCAATGCGGACATCGAGCTGCAGTGTGCCAAGATCCGTGAGAAGTATGCTGACAAGCTGGCGACCCTCACTGAGGAGAAAGACAAGGCTTTCGACACGCTTCAGGCATTCGCCACGGAGAACCAGGCGGAGTTGTTCTCCAAAAAGAAAAGTCTCGACATGGCTCATGGTACCATCGGTTTCCGCACTGGGACACCGAAGCTGAAAACGTTGAAAGGCTTTACTTGGGCAAGCGCGCTGGAACTGGTTAAGGAGTTCCTGCCCGACTATGTTCGTCAGACATGGGACATCGCCAAGGACAAGCTGCTTGCAGACCGGGATGCCGAGGAAATGCTGTCGCGTATGGCGAAGTGTGGCATGCAGGTGGTACAGGACGAGGCTTTTTATGTCGAGCCCAAGAAGGAAGATACTGGAGTGTAGACCTTAAGCCCTGTGTCGATTAAGTTACGACACAGGGCAATAGTATTATAGTATGAACAAAAAACAAACAAGCTATGAAAGTGGATAATGAGCGACGGCGAGGTGTCAGTTATCTGAAGCGCGTTGCAGATGTGAACGCGACCTATCAGAAATGGGCGCGTACAGGTTTGTCGAACCGGGAAATCTGGCGGAGGTATATATATCCTGTCTACGGAATATCAGAACGAACCTTGTATAATATGCTAAAAGTGGATGTGACAGTGAGGAAAGACAACGCCTCTTCGCCGCGTCCACTTCTGTTGTTTGATTTTGAGGACGAAAAATGAAGAAAGAAGTAGGAAAGATACTCAGCAGGATACTCAAAGATATTCGCGTGGAGATGGCTGACGAGTTCGATCAGAATTTCGAGCGTCAGGCATTCTTCAGCGAGGCATGGCAGCGGCGCAAGAGTCCCATGAGGCCAGATGGCCATATATTGCTTGACACTGGGCGTCTGCGCAGGAGTATTCAAAGCCGTACCACGGAGAATAGCATTATCTTTTTTACGAATGAACCTTACGCAGCTATTCATAATGAGGGCGGTCAAATCATTGTAACTCCGAAGATGAAGCGTTTCTTTTGGCGCAAGTACCATGATGCAACAGGCTCATTCGGTAGGAAGAAATCCGGCAGTCGCAGGAATGACAAACGCACGGTGCAGCTTTCCGATGAAGCCGAGTTCTGGAAATTCATGGCGTTAAAGAAAGCTGGTACTACCATCAAAATTCCGAAGCGTAAGTTCTTAGCCACCAGCCCGGAGGTTGAAAAAGCCGTCAGAGAGATTATAGAGAAAAATATTTCAGATTATATCAACTTTGAGTTTAAGATAAACGAGAAATGAGAAAGGAACTGTACAAGATGCTCTGCGATAAGCTGAAGGCAGTAAGCGGCGGAGCCATCAAGCATATTGACTTGTGGAACCACAATGTCGAGTTCATCGAGCAGGAGGAGCAGTGGGAGCGTCCGGCGGTATTCGTAGAGTTCGCCCCCATTCAGTGGCAAGCTGTTCAGAACGGCGTTGAATACCGTGCCGAACCGATAGTGAACCTGCACGTGGTGACAGACTGGACGGGCAGCTTCAGTGCCGGTAGCGAGTTGCAGGAAGAAAGCCTGAAAGTATTCGACCTGCTGGAGGAAATCCACAAGACACTAACCTGCATGGAAGGCGAGACATTCATGGAATTTGACCTGATAGAAAGTCGGACGAACCACAATCACGAAGAGATAATCGAGAACATAGAAAGCTACCAATGTGTGGCCATCAAGAGCCTCTGAACGAAAAAACGAGGCTAAAAACAAAAAATCCGCTGCTTTTGCTTGGAAGCAGCGGATTTTTTCGTATATTTGCAGTACTAAAGCACTGAAGGAATGGCACTCTGGCATTTTAGACCTAACCGCCACCTTTGATGTAATCATACAAGCGTATCGGGAATGATGACCTGGCATTTGAGTCCAAACTATCGCCCGATACGCTTTCTTATATGTCATTTACAGAATACAGGAAATATGTTTTACGTATAAATCCATTATCTTTTCGGTCTGCCTTTCTTGCCACATTGAGCCTTACTTTCTCTCCCCTGATTTCTCCTTCGTAATAATAGAACCAGTCTATGCCGTCGGTTCTTGGATGCGTAAGCGGTGAAGATTCTATGAACACGGCCTTTTCCAATACTTCACCCAAAGAAGCAAGGTCCTCTTTTCTAAGCACCTTCGAGCGTCCGAACGTATCGGAGAAGAGGTGTTTGTTCCCATAAGTGGAGAAACCCACCTTAATCGTTCCTTCACTGGAAGTTTTTTCATGCTTCACTTTGAGCAGCGGTTGCATTTCATGCAGGTAATGTGTGCGTTCAATAGTGCGTTGCGACTTTGTCTTGTCGCCGTAGCATTTCCTTACAAGCTGGCATGCCGCACAGAGTTCATTGTCTGGAATGAAAGCAAGTTTGAGCTTTCCTTTGGCTATATCGCAATCCCTGCAGCGTCGTATGGTGTAGGGGTTGTAGTCAGGCACGGACTTCTGTTCCATTCCTGCATTGAAGCGGAATATGCCCTTTGTATCCTTTCCTGTTGCTTCCTCGCCGCGAGCCATGGCTTCATCGTGTGGTGTAACAGGATATTTGTCTTTGAGAACCTGCACGACCGTACAACGGCAGTTCCACCCATTGGGCGGATAATAAGACTCCCAAAACGAGTCGGTTATAGGGAGTGTTACCCGGTCGAGGGAAGCGTGTTCCGGACGCACCTTCTTGTCTCTGGCAGTACGATACTGCAAGTTGTACCTATCGCCGTCCTGCATGAAGCCTTCCCATTTGGCCGCCATCTGTGCAGAAGCCTGTACGAAGTTGTATTCGGCGTGCAGGTAATTCCTGTTGTAAGTATCATCTATCTTTTGAACGTCATTCAAAAACCGTTCGAACGGTTTTCGATTGCCGTTCTCATCAAGGAGTGATGGGAACGCCTCATTGAGTTCGTGAAAAGTCTTCATGCCGGAAAAAATGTAGTTGGAGCGTTCGAGGCGACGGTGCATAGTGTCGGACATATCTATCTTTTGAAAGGAAGCGTCCAATGCGGCAGCATGCGTCCCGATGAATTCCTGCACCTTCGGAGTTTCCAGTATGTCGATTTGGAACTGGGCACCTTCAACCTTATAAAGCGTTTTCATCATTCCCTCGAACAAAGCAGATAATTCCTTCCGTACTTCTTCCTCCCGGCTGAACGTCTTCTGAAGATGATTAGTGCCGACTATTCCAGCATAGCGTTGATGCAGCCCCTCATAGTCAGAGGGGCTCAGTCGAAAAAAGGGTGTTTGTTTTGCTCCTGTCGCTTCTTTTTGTCCGACTTGGGTGTTTTATCGTCTTTGGGCTCTTCACCGCCACTGTCGGGCTCTGTGGGGGCAAGAACGGGAGCCTGTTGCCTGCGCTCGCCCACGGGCATATTGTATTTCTCCTCGAAATAGGAAGGGTCTACCTCGTAGTTGTTCAGTACGAGCTGCTCGTATGCCACCTGCTGCTCTGGCGTGTAATCCTCGCTGTAGTCCCAGTCGAAATGAATCCCCTGCAATGGGAAGCCATGCTGTATCATACGCGGTATGAGCTGGTTGTTTACTACGTCCCTGATGGTGTCGCAGTCTGCCTCCACGAGATTTTGGAATACCTCCAAATGTGTCTCTGACTGAGATAACGAAGAGCCGTCCTCAATGGTCATTGTCTGTCCGATGATGAGTTTCGACAGTTCGGAATTCGCACGGTCTATACGGCGGTCATAGACGTTGAAAGCGTCACCTTTCTTGGACTCCACCACTTCTATTTCCGTTCCCTGCTGGAAGATAGCCCAACCTTCGGTACCCATGTCTGACATCATCTTTTCCATTGCGGCCATTTCCTTCTTGTCCCGTGTCGTTGTACGTGCAATGCGCATCGGCATTCCGAATATTTCCGCAAAAGTATCCCAAAATGCCAATGTGTTTTTTTTAGGAATCGTCTGTGTTGCTGCTTTTAGGTAAAGACCAAGCCCGTCCGGCTGTCCCACCTCGATAAGCCATTCTGTAAATGGAGTACGACGATAGTCTTTCCCAGACTTCCAATCGTCGCCCAAATTTGCCACAAGCCTGCCGTATTCAGGAATGACATGCTTTCGCGGAATAAGTGTAACCCCGTCATAGCATAGCCGGTTGTTTGCATCGGTCGTCAGCTCACCCAGCTCAATAAGGGAGTGTCCCCAGTAATTGGCGTCGAGTGCAAATTTCATAAGCCGCTTGAACCATGCCGTATTGAAATACTTTGTAGCATCCGTATCTTCATCTCCCTTCTCGTTAACCAATTTGAACGAGCGGGATAAAACGAAGCCCTCGCGTTGCTGGATACACCCGGATAGGTGCAGGTCGACTTCCACGTCGCGGTATATGTCATATAGCCGCTGACGGTTCGGGTTATCGACATTGATGGCCATCTGCCACGCTATGCGCCAGTCGCCGATGTCCTTGCGTGTGAGAGAGTCCGTAGTCCGCTGCAACTCCATGACCGTTTTCCTGAATTGCTTTGCGTCGTTTTTTGCAAGCTTCAGTGTGCCATAAGGAGTATGTACCAGTGTTCTGTTATTTGTATTTTTTGCCATAATAGTTACCAGTTGTATCTTTGTTTCTTTTGACTTCCATATTTCATTGGCAGACCTACGCTATTGCCATTCTCATCAATAGCAAGTGGCAAATCAGGCACAATTTTTCCAGCCTGCACTCCCTCCAGCCACTTGATAGCCCGCTCATAGCGTTCCTTACGTATTTCCATACCCATCTTCTGCGGCGTAGACGCTGCCATGTGGTAGATGGCAATATCGCAGGCGCGCATTACCACGAGCTTGTTACGTTGGTTGCCCATGGCACTGAATACAGCCTCCGTGTCGTATTTCGGGCGGAGATATCCGGCTATCTCTTCTATAGCTTCTGTCTCGGCGTTGCTTCGGTTCTCTTCGCTGACCTGTGAAATCACTTTCAACGCCTGTTCTCCGATAACGACCTTGTAATCTTCATTCGTGATAAACATACCTATTCATTTATTATAATGTGATGTATAAAGCCTTCTTTTCCAAGTCAGCTATGGTTGTGCCTTCTTTGAAAACACCACCCCTGATAAACTTCTTCAGCTCCTGTTTGGAAAGTACTTCCAATTTTTTGTTGATAACAAGCACCATATACTTTCTATGGGTGATATGGTGGCAGTAGTCTGCCTTTTTTACGGCACGCTTGAACTTCATGCCAAAGATTAAATCCTTAATAAGTCTGTACATAATTACTATTAATTTTATTGATGGTAGGCTGCGCCCGGCACAGCTCAAGCAAGCTTGGCTTTGCACTCACTTGCGCTACCATTGGTTTTTTGAGGTCGGCCGACGGCCGAATCTCGGTGAAAACATTTGTTGTCTTGTATTCTTCTGAAGGATATAGATAGCTCCTTCATCGGCATCCGGTGCATCGTCGTTGCCTGCCATGCCTTTCTCGAAGGCGAGCGTCTGCTCAACTCCAGCCTGCATGTCGGGGTCTTCTTTCTGTGATATGTCATAATAGACAAAGCCTCGTTCCCAGAGCGGGCTGATGGCCTCGACGCGCTGGAACTTGTCCGGCTTTTTGCGTGTATCGCCGGTAATGGGCAATTGATAGCCTCGGAGTTCTCCCTCCGTGGTGAATTCATCGAGGAGAATATCCTGCATGAAGCTTGCTTCGATGGCAAAGCGTATGGCAATGCCGATTTCTTGGCTCCATTCGTAGATGTCGTAGCACCAGCGGACGAGTTCAGCAACAGACGCCTTGCGCACGAAAGCGCGCAGGTGCCAAAGATAGGTTTTGTGCTTTCCCCACAGCTTGGCGGCCTTGGTGTCGTTGGTCTTCTTGCTTTTCCACGACGGGTCGATATAGAGGACAAATTCGGAGAAGTCTTTCCATGCCGGTCGTTTTGCCCAACGTATCCATTCCTGCCGAAATACAGTTCCCTCGACGATAGGATTGTGCATCATCTCCTTGTTCCAGGCACGATAGCCTACAAAGTCGGCATATTCGCGGGCTTCCTCCTTTGTCCATTTCTCGCGCCATACGGGGTTGCCCTCACTGTCCACGGCATATATGGTTGAGACATGCACGCCTTTTGTCTTGCAGATGTTGGCCAAGACTGAGGTCTTCGAGATAAGGTTACCGACCATAATGAAGCGTCCACGCCCCACATCGAGGGCACCGAAGAGGGCTTCCTTCACCCAGTCGGTGAGTTCCCTGACGCGGCGTTCGTTACGGCAGAGCTCATCGTCATCAAGGTCGTCGATGACGATATAGTCCGGGCGTGCCTCTCGTTTGCGCAGTCCACGTGGCGACTGCCCACGACCGCATGCAAGGAAATAGACACCCTCCTTGGTGGAGAACTCACCCTCCGTCCAGCTGCCCATTGACATCTGCTTTCCGAAGTCGGCTATGATGCGTTTGTTGTACTGGAGTTCGGCCTGAATATCACCGAGGAGTCTGTTCGCACTATCCTCGGACTTGCCGACGAGTACCATGAAATTAATAAGCCGCTTGGGCTGGAACATAAGCCACAGCGGCGTGAAGATGTCCATGTGCGTAGACTTGGCATGCCCGCGAGGCCACTTGAAGACAGCTTTCAGGTTCGGAGTGTTCTTTACCTTATTAGCTGCGGCGTTGTGGAACGGTGCATTGTGGATGGTACGGATAACCTCACCCGTAACCTTGTCGCGCAGTTGCAGGAAGTGCGGAAAATAATACTCGCAGAATGCAGCGTAGTCTTTCTGCAGCCTGCGAATGCGCTGCTCTTTCTGCACGGAACTCTCGCGGACAAGACTTTTCGTGTCCGTAATGCTTTGTATCAACCGGCAGTGTTCCTGCCACTCCTGCTGTATCTTCTTGAGCTCCGATATTGTTGCCATAGCGTGATACTATAATGTGGACGGGTTTTGCATGCGCTCCATGAGGAACTTGTTCTGGTACTTGTTGATGGCCTTGATAAGCTCCGGCGTAATCTCCGGGTCGAAGGACGCCTGATCCTGAATCCAGCGGTTGAAAGCCATGAACACCTCTATGGCGTCGATGACGTTCGCCTTCTTGTCGAGCTTCTCTATTGTTGCTGATAGTTTGGAGAGCTTGTCGGCCAGCGAGCCGATGAGCGTCGGGTCTTTAGACTTGTTCACACTCTCTATCAAACCGTCGATGGTAAGCAGGAGCTTGTTCACCAGTTCCGGGCGTGATATGTTCTTTGCGGCGCGTGCCTCCTTCCATCCTTCAGAGGCGCACCATTTGGAAACGGTAACGCGTGATACGCCCAACTGATCGGCTATCTCCGTCTGCTCCATTCCGGAGAGGTACAATGACCTTCCGATGTTTTTTTTCTGTTCAATTTCTGCCTTTGTCATAGAAATATTTGTATTGAATAATGTTAAAACTACTGCAAAGATTGCTGTTTTTCGTGATAGGAACAAGTAATACGGAATGGTATGCGGTATATACGGCAGCGTTTGCATAGTTATTTGGTTATCAATGGTTTAGTTCGTAATATTGCACAAAAAAAATAAGTTACTTGTGCTTTCGGCACGACAATAAAAATATAGATATGAGTAAAGCAAAACGAATACGAATTACAAATGACAGCTTGAACAGCTACGGCTTTCGGGTACTGACATCAGGAATGAATTTGGAGCAGTATAACCGCAACCCTGTACTATTATACATGCATGAACGCGGTCAGGTTATCGGTTTGGTAAAGGATATTAAGTTAGAAGACAATGAGGTTACCGGTGAACTCGTGTTCGACGAAGCTACCGAGTTGAGCAAACGCTGCAAGAAGCAATGGGAATTCGGTTCCTTAAAGATGGTAAGCGTAGGAATTGACATTTTGGAGACAAGTGAAGACCCGAAGTATCTGTTGCCGGGACAGAAAGCTCCAACCGTCATCAAGAGCAAGCTTTTTGAGGTGTCGCTGGTGGATGTCGGTGCGAACGATGATGCCATCGTACTGCAAAAAGACGGTGTCAGACTTTCGTTAGGTAAGGGAGTGGCAGACGTGTTGCCACTACTACATAATAACAATAATCAAAAAACAGAAAAAGAAATGGATCAAGAGAAGTTAGCCCTTATGCTGGGCTTGCCCAAGGAAGCTGACGAGGCGGCTATTAACGCAGCCGTCCAGCAGCTGCTGGTAAAGGCAAAAGAGGTGGAAAACCTCAAAAAAGAGAAAGATGCACTGCTCGCTGCGAGCATCGAAGCGGCGGTTGATAAGGCCGTAGAGGAAAAGAAAATCACGCTGGACAAGAAACAGCACTTTGTTGACCTCGGCAAGAAAATCGGTATCGACAGCTTGAAGACCACCATTGGTGCAATGGCACCTATCATGAAGGCGAGCAAGTTTGTCAACAACGGTGGCACTCCTTCCGGTAATACCGGTGAATATGCGAAGTTGAGTGACGTGCCTGCCGAGAAACTGGAGGACATACGTGCGAATGACCTTGCACTGTACAAGAGGTTGTACAAGGCAGAATACGGTGTTGAGTGTGAGATCTAATGTCTAATAATAAAAATTTGAAACAATGACAAAATTAATGACAACTTTAATGGCGTTCTTTGCGAACTGCCTGGTAGGCGGCACCCTTGCCGCTGCTGCCGGCTTGTCGCCCATGACGGGTGCTGTCGGCATGAATGTGCTTTCTGCCGTTATCGGACAGGCTGCTCCTGCTGGCAGCTTCCGTGCTGGTGTTTATGCTGAACTATGGACAGGCGAGCTTGTAAAGCATCTTCGCCGTGGGTTGGAAGCGACCTTCCTTGATGGCATTCCGGACAATACGAGTATCGTGAACAACGATGTCATACATTTGGTTGAAGTGGGCGTCGATCCTGACGTGTTGATCAATAACACAACCTACCCTATACCTTCGCAGGCATTGGAGGACAAGGATATAGCTATCAAGCTGGATAAGTTCCAGACAAAGGTCACACCTATTACTGATGATGAGCTGCATGCGTTGAGCTTCGACAAGATGGCTCGTGTGAAGGAGAGTCATGGCAACGCTATAAATGGCTCGAAATTTGCCAAGGCTGCCCATGCTTTGTGTGCGAAGGAGAATACCGAAAAGACACCTGTGCTGAAGACTACAGGAAAGAGAGACGCTGTTACCGGTCGTCTGAAGCTGACTGCAAATGACGTGCTGAACCTAAAGCGTGCAATGGACAAGCTGGGTGTTCCTACCCAAGGGCGTCGCCTCGTGCTTTGCAGCGACCATGCCAACGACCTGCTGGAAGTATCGCAGGTGTTCAAGGAGCAGTACAACATCAACCGCAATGACGGCACGGTGGGAAGATTGTACGGCTTTGACATCTACGAGTTCGCGAACAATCCGCTGTACACCACTGCTGGCAAGAAAAAGGATGTCGGCACCGCTCCTGAAACCGGTGAGTTCCAGTGCTCCTTCGCCTTTTATGCTCCGCGTGTATTCAAAGCCACGGGTTCAACGAAGATGTACTACAGCGAGGCATCCACCGACCCTCAGAACCAGCGTTCACTCATTAACTTCCGCCACTACTTCATTTGCATGCCGAAAACGGCAGATGCCGGCGTAGTGATGATGAGCGGCTACAAGGACCCCAGCCTTCCTGAGGGATAAATCAAACCATAAAACAGATAACAAGCGTATGAAACTGAAAGTAACAAGTGCGTTCCGCGACAGGGACGATCATGTAACAGTGTATGACCCGGATACCATTCTGGAGGTGAAAGACAAAGACCGCGCCCAGTCGCTCATAGACCGTGGCCTGTGCAAGGAGTTCAAGGGCAAGACAGCCCCTGCATATATCCTCGGCAAGGAGGAAGATGGCAGCCAGCCGGACGGGGATAATGGCGGTAAGGACGAAAATCCTGATACTGGTACAACAGGCCAGGAACAGAAGCCGGACGGGGATAATGGCGGTAAGGACGAAAATCCTGATACTGGTACAACAGGCCAGGAACAGAACCCAAATCCTGAAGACAATGAGTAAGCCGATAAAGTATCTTGTAATCCACTGCACGGCAACCCCTGAGGGGCGTGAGGTAAGCTCGGCTGAAATACGCCGATGGCATACCTCTCCTCCACCTGCAGGGCGTGGCTGGAAGCAGGTAGGCTACACCGACCTTTTTCATCTCGACGGGCGCGTGGAGCGATTGGTGAAGAACAATGAGGATGCACAGGTAGACCCATGGGAAGTGACCAACGGAGCAACGGGCTACAACAGCGTAAGCCGTCACATCGTGTACGTGGGTGGCTGCGACATCCGAATGAATCCCAAGGACACGCGGACGGCAGCCCAGCGTGAGGCGTTGAAACGCTATGTGCTGGACTTCCATCGCCGCTTCCCTCAGATACGCATTGTGGGACACCGGGAACTGAACCCAGGAAAAGATTGCCCGTCTTTTGATGTGCAGAAATGGCTGCGCGAAATAGGAATAAGGCAGTAACATCAAAATAATAAAAAGGTATGGAACTCAGTGAATTAATAAATCTGGTGCTGGGTGGCGGCCTTGTGGCGACGGTGATAGCTGTCATCACGATGAAATCGACCGTTCGGAAGGCAAAAGCGGAAGCAGAGAAAGCACTTGCTGATGCCGAGACAGTCCGGATTGATAACACTGAGAAAGCCACCCGGGTACTGATAGAGAACATCGTAAACCCTTTAAAAGAAGAATTGAATGAAACAAGAAAAGACCTCAATGCAACCAAGCGCGAGATGGCACGGCTTCGGAAAGCCATTGACGATGCTAACAGCTGCCGTTATAGCGATGACTGTCCTGTGCTTCACCGCCTGCGCATCGAGCAGAAAAAGCGTGAAGTCGGAGAAAGCCACGAGCCACGAGGTGAACCGCCTCGACGTGGACAGCACGGCGAGCGTCGTCGAAAACTGGCAAACGCCCGTGAAAGTACCGATGTCGGCGGTGAGCCTGACGCTGAGCATGGACAGCCTGCGGTTGCTTCCGTCCGGAGCGGGCTACACAGCCCGGAAAGGACAGGCCAATGTGAAGGTGATGCGGATACCACCGACGGCGAATGAACCGGAGCAGCTGGTGATAGAAGCCGGCTGCGACAGTTTGGAGCTGGTGTGTGCCGGCTACTCCAAGACCATCAGCACCCTGAAACGGCAACTGAAAGAGGTGAATAAGTCTAACAGTGAGCTTAAGGAGGCGGAAGAGGAAACTTCGAAGAATACCTTCTTCAAAAGGCTCAAGTATTTTTTTACCGGACTTTTATCCGGTATCGTAGCAACAGTATTAACAAGGTTCGTTATCATCTACATTCGGAAAAAGAAGCTGGTTTGACAGTCCCCCCTCTGAACGATAACCCACCATAAAATGAAAGAAAAATGAGTAAAAACAAGAATTTTATCTACGGCATAGCAGCCGTGAAAAAAGGAAGCACCCTGATAGGCTACATTGAAAAAGGTAGCTGGGACTGGGGAGGCTCAAAGCCTGAAAGCGTCGATGTTGAAGCAGAACAGGTGCCCGATGCACCGGTACTGACCCTGCTCCAGAAGAATGCACAGATTAGCCCGACTTTCAATCTTATTCAGTTGGATTGGGCGAACTTGCAACTGATTCTCGGCGGAACACTCGTCAAGACCGGCAGCGGCGGAAACGAAAAGGTTACCGGCTGGAAGGCTCCTTCTTCTCTTGTGCAGATAAGAGACAAATGGACTATCCAGTTCGTGAGCGGGCAGACAATGACCATTCCTAACGGTACCATACTCGCCAACCTCGGCGGCAAGCTCACCCTTACGGAAGTGTCCAAGATCGAGTGTCAGTTGAAGATCAACAAGCCCGAAGACGACTCTGCACCTTACGAAATCAACGACACGGTAAGTGAAGGCTGATGGAAGAAGATGTGATTAGACAGATACAGCGAGAGGGGGCGGAAGCATTGCTCGATACAGGTGTAAGTGTACCTTTGAAGGCTGTGCGCCTTCCGTTTAGGAAGAGCCCCTTTGTGCTGCGTGTGACTATGAAGCGTCCCTGTATGTCCGGACAGCTGAAGATTGCCCGGACATACCTTTCCATGAATGTGACGAGTGAGCAGATTTGGAATTTCACGAAAGAGGAGGAGTTTCAATTTCTCGTCCAGCAGGGCAAAAGCCTAAGCCGTATGATAGCCTATATGATATGTCGCGGATATTTCTCGCGTAAATGTGGTGTGTGGCTTGTGGCTTGGTTCATACGCAACTTCATGACACACGAATACCAGATGGAGGTAATGAAGAAATTCGTCTCCCTCATGGGTACCGACCCTTTTATTCCTATTATCAGATCAGCAGAGATAGCGAACCCGATGCGCCTGCGTCTGAGCCAGAAAAAGAAGGAGGGGAGTTAAAGAGCCAGTGGGAATGCTCCCATAGCCCCTTCGGTTTCCTGTGGCAGATAGCAAGTGCTACAGGGTGGACGGTAGACTACATACTGAATGGCGTGAACTATCAAACATTGATAATGATGCTGAACGATGCCCCTCGCTATGTAGACAAGAATAACAAGAACAAGAAAGAAAATCAAACAGCTGAAGAGGAAGCCAACGAGATAGTCGGCTTTTTTCAGAGTAAATTAAACGAATAATGGCAAACGCACAACCAGTTAAAATAGAACTTCTGATGGTGGATAAACTTTCGCCTAATATGGATAAGAGTCAGCGGAAGGTCAAGGAACTGCAACAGAACGTGGCAGCGGCGAACAGGGAATTGGAGAACACGGAGCAGATTTCCAACCGCCTGACGCGTTCTATCGGCAGATTGGCTGCGGCATTCACTATCAAGGAGTTCGTGTCCGAGGTAGCCAAGGTGCGTGGTCAATTTCAGCAGTTAGAGGTTGCCTTCACCACGATGCTTCAGAGCGAGGAAAAGGCCAATGCCCTGATGATGCAACTGGTAAGGACGGCTGCCACAACACCTTTCGGCTTGGAAGATGTAGCGCAAGGAGCCAAGCAGCTGCTTGCCTATGGCTTTGAAGCCGAGCGGGTGAACGAGACACTGATACGGCTTGGAGATATTGCAGCCGGACTAAGTGTTCCTTTAAATGATCTGGTATATCTGTATGGTACCACAATGGCACAAGGCAGGTTATATACGCAGGACTTGAACCAGTTCACCAACCGCGGTCTTCCTATGATAAGTGAGCTGGCGAAACAATTTGGCGTGGCCGAGGACAAGGTGCGCGAACTTGTGGAAGCCGGAAAGGTCGGATTCCCCGAAGTACAGAAGGTTATCGAGAGTCTCACCAATGAGGGCGGCAAGTTCGGTGGTTTGATGGCCGAGCAGTCAAAGACGATAGTAGGACAGATTGCCAACATAGAAGACAGCATCTCGATAGCGTTCAATAAGTTAGGTCAGCAAAGCGAAGGTGTCATCAATACGACATTGTCAGGCATCTCGTATGTCGTAGAGCACTATGAGCGTTTTGGCCGTATCCTGTTGGCCATGGTGGCCACCTATGGCACCTACCGAGCCGCCGTCATGCTTACCGCAGCAGCTAAAGGGTGGGCAACGGCCGCAGAGGCTCTGCATTACAATTGGCTGGTTCTTGTGGAGAGAGCGCAGAAAGCGTTGAATGCCACCATGCTTGCCAACCCTTACGTCTTGGTGGCAACAATGCTCGCCGGCGTAGTGGCCACCATGGTCAGTGCAAAGACCGAAACGGAGCGTCTGCAAGATGCAGATGAAGCCTACGAGGCGCAGAAGCAGAAAGTCATTGAGGCGGAAGAAGCCCATAAGCGCAGGTTGGAGGAACTCTGCCAGATAGCTGGTGATGAAGCATTGTCTACTGATACAAGGCGTGAAGCCCTTAACAAGTTGGAGCAGAAGTATCCCAACATCTTTGCGAAGTATGATACTGAATACGCCAAGCTGAAGAACATCAAGAAAATCAAGGAAGAGATAGCCTTGCTCGATGGTCAGAAGTCGCTTGCGAATCCTAAGAACGAGGTCAAGACAATCAACGACAGGATAAAAACACTTGAAAAGAAAAAGAGCACGGAATATTGGGAGGAATCCGACCGCAATGGAAGTATGACCAAACGTGGCGGATTGACCAAAGGCGAGGAAGCCGAACTCAAGACACTATATGGCAAAAGAAACAATCTGACTGGGCAGATACGCAAGAGCCAAGTCAATGCTTATTTTGAAAATCTCACAGGTGTCAGCAATGATACGCTGGAAAAAGAAATCAAACGCCGCGAAAACCTGTTGGCAGCGATGAAGGTAAACGGTAAGAAGTATGGAAAAATAATACAGGGCAGCAAGAGCTTGACAGGCATATATTCCAATGACGAGCTGCAGTATCAGCTCAACAAGTTGGTAGCTGAAAGGAATCGACGCAATGCCAAGCGTGATAACAGCGCAGCATGGGGAACACAGGCGAAGAAGAATTATGAGCAAGCTCTTAAAAACTACAACAATTTCGTCAGAAGTAAGTCAAACAAGCTGACGAAGGAAGAGTATGAGAAGCAGCTGAAGGAGCTCAAGGATGACCTTGACCAAAAGAAAAAGGAATACGACAAGACCAAGCCTGCCAAGAATGCTGACGCAAAAAAAACGGACAAGAAAAAGCTGAAGGAAGCGGCGGAAGCAGAACGCAGGCGACAAATGGCTGAAAAGCTGAAGCAGGAGCTCGTAGACCTGCAGCGTTCTAACGATTCGGCGGAGATAGAAATCATGCAGGAGGGGCTGCAAAAAAAGCTCCGCGAAATAGAGAACGAATATCAAGCCCGCAAAAATGCCATTGACAAGCAAGAGAGCAACTGGAAGCGTGACAATAAAAAGGCAAAGAGTGCTGTTGGCAAGGACGGTCTGACAGCGGAGCAGGCAGAGGCATTGCAGAAAGCCCGTAGTCAAGCCGCCGTTATCCGAAAGAAAGAAATAGCTGATGCCAACAGGGAGGCTCGCAAGGAAGAAATCTCTGCCATGGTAGACTACCTGAAGGAGTATGGCTCATTCCACCAGCAAAAGCTGGCATTGGCAGAGGAATACGCCCAGAAGATAGCAGAGGTGGATGCATCATCTGTTAGCAACGCAGCAAAAGCATGGCAAAAGCGACAGCTGCTGAAGGAACAGCAGAAGAAGAACTCCTCGCTGTCGTTTGAAAGCATCTCGAGAGGCATCGACTGGCATGTGCTGTTCAGTGGCGTTGGCAATCTCGCCAAAGAGATGATGGTGCCTATGTTGGAGCAACTGCGCGCTTATGTCAATACCGACGAGTATAAGAACGCCGACGCTGACACCCAGCAGAAGGTAACGGCTCTGCTCCAGGAGATACGCAAGTATGTCGGTACTGACCAGAGCATAACATGGCGAACGCTTGACGAAGCCGTCAAACGCTTCACTGACAGCGTGGCTGTTTATGACCGTGCTGTAAAGGCCGAGGAAGATGCCGTAAACGCACGGAATGAAGGAAAGAGAAAGCTCGATGCCGGTGAAATCACGAACGATGAATATAAAGCTCTTGAAAACAAGGCACAGGAACTTGGCGATGCTACGGTGAAGGCGCACGAGAGCATGGAAGATTTCGGTGCTGCCTTGAATCGGACTTCGGACGAGGTGGCAAACTTCACAAGCGGGCTGACAACCGCCCTGAACAATGCCAAGGGCTGGCAAGGCGTGGAAGGCTTCAACGGCCTGCAGCAACAAGTGGGTGCCATTGACAATTTGAAAGGCACGCTCGACGCGATACTTCCACAGATGGGAGAAGGTATGGCAAAAGAGATAGGCAGCACGTTGTCAAGCACGATGGGTACGACGCTGTCATCCATCGGTGGAGGTATATCAAGCCTGCTGTCAAGCGGGCTGGGAAGTGTCATCGGCATCGTAGCCCAGATACCAAGGCTTATACTTGATTTGGTTAGTGGCATCAAGGGGTTTGTGACAGGCGTCCTCAACTCGATAACGGAACTTGTTTCGTTGCGTTGGATAGACGATCTCGTGGTTAGTATATTGGACGCAGTCGGCAACCTGATAAATGCGATATTCGACCTGCCCGAAAACTTATTCCACGTGCTTGAGCATATTGTTGTGAATGGCGTGGGCGGTCTTTTGGATTCTGTTTTAGGCCGTGTCGGCAATATACTGACATTGGGCTTGCTGAGCAGCAGCGGTCCAAGCGATTGGTTTACCAATTCCAACGAGAAGGAGGTGGCGGACGCCATTGACAGGCTGACCAAGCGCAACGAACTGTTGGAACAGGCTATCGAGGATTTGACAGACGAAATGAAAACGGCTCGTGGTTCCACTGCCATTCGCATATCGAACGATGCGGAAAGACTGCAACGAGAGACGAACGACAACTACAAGAACATCGCACGGAAACAGGCAGGATATCATTCTGCCCATCATAGCTGGGATTACTACTGGAAAGGTTACAGCGATGAGCAGATAAAACGCCTGAGCGAGCAGATAGGCCGAAAGTGGGACGGTAACATCTGGGGGCTCAGTCCCGAGGAGATGAAAGTGCTCCGGTCTAATGTGGACATGTGGGAGCAGATTATCAAAACGGGGAAAGGTGGCTATGGAGAGCGTGTCGCAGAAAAGTTAAATGCTTATATAGAACAGGCTGGCAAGTTGCAGGAGATAACAGACACCCTTTACGAGAACCTTACAACCACGACAAAGAAGAACGTCTTCGACGATTTCCTCGATTCACTATATGCTCTTGCCAATGGCTCGGAAGATGTGTTTGATGACATTGCCGAGAATTGGCAGGCAATGGTCAATAAAATGACCATAAACAACCTGGTCGGGGCAAAATTCCAGAAGAATCTGGAGGCATGGTATGAAGAGCTCGCCAAACTGAACAAGGCTCGTACGAACGGCGAGATAACCGATGCCGAGTACCGCAAGCGGCTTGATGAGTTGAAGAAGGAATATGACAACTATGTAAATAGTGCCAAGAGTGATATCGAGCAGCTGCGCAATGCAGGCATCATCAATTCTGTCGACAAGAACGGAGGAACGACACAGAGCGGAAAGGCCGGTGCCTTCACCACGATGAGCCAAGACCAGGCGACAAAGCTTGAAGGCCTGTTCGTCAGCGGGCAGATGCATTGGGCAAGCATAGATGACCGGGTCGAGGATGTCGCTGCAAAAATGAGTTCCGCCCAGCAGCATCTCAGGAAAATAGAGCTCAATACGGGCAGCAGTGCCCAATCTCTGAAAGACATAAAGGAAGAAATGAGGAAAATTACTCGCGACGGCGTAAAGGTTAAATGACATGGACAAGATATTAGGCGGACTTGTGCTTATAAACGGCACTGACATTTGGAAAGAGTACGGTGTGTTTCTCACCGAGGAGAAGAAAGGCGGCAGGGAGAACCTGAACGCCATTCTGACGCCAAGCAAGGCAAAGGAGCATGTCGGTGTGGACATACGGGAGCATAACGGCAAGAAGTACGCCAAGACGCTCTTGCCGGCTAATGCGGAGCGTGATGTGACATTGCATTTCGCACAATACGCCAAGACGAGACAGGAATGGATAGCCAAATACATGGCATTCATTCAATTTCTAAAAACGGGCAAAGACGGCTGGCTCACGATCACCTTCACGGAGCTCAACCTGTCGCTCAAGGTGTTCTATATGGACAGCAGCTCATATACGGCATTGACTTACCTGTGGAAAGAAGGTGTGCAGGCAAGCCGTTACAAAGTCAAGTTCCGTGAACCTGACCCTATCATTTAATGACATTATAACACCATTGTAATATGCTTCTAACGCTATTTGACAGATACGGAAATGTAAAGGCGGAAATAGAGCCTGACAACAGCAGCACGCAAGAGAAGGAGATTCAGGGAGACAACCTGCTGAAGCTCTCTTTCACCTTGTATGAGTTTGTTTCCATCGATGTGAATGATTACATCGAGTACGGAAATGAGCGATACTGGGCTACCGTAAAATATGCTCCGGCTCAAAAAAGTACCATGGAGTGGGAATATAGTTTCCAGCTATATGGCATTGAGAGCCTCATCAAGCGTTTTCTCGTGCTGAATAATACAGATGGCGAAAATGAAGCTGTGTTCACTCTGACAGCACGACCTATAGACCACATGCGACTGATAGTGAAGAATGTCAATGATGGATTGGACGGGACGGCGAGCTTTAAGGTGGGCGCAGTGGAAGGCTCAGATAATGTTACTATTGAATATACTGGCAAGTATTGCAATGAAGGATTGAAGGAACTGGCAGAGGCTGTAGGTGTAGAATGGTGGGTAGAGGGTGAGACGGTGAATTTGTGTCGATGTGAGCATGGTGATGAAATCACGCTCGGATATGACAAGGGACTGACATCGCTCAACCGCGACATGGCAGACAATGCGAAATTCTACACACGGCTGTTCCCCATAGGAAGCAATCGCAACATTGATGCGACAAAATATGGACATAGTCGGCTGATGTTGCCTGGTGGTGCGAAGTACGTAGATGTGAACGTGGAACGCTATGGTATCATACACCATTATGAACAGAAGGCTTTTTCAGACATCTATCCCCGCCGTATCGGGGTTGTAAGCAGCGTTCGCTCCAAGCAGGTGAAGGATAAGGAGGGCAAGCCCTTTATTATCTACTACTTCAAAGACGATGCCTTGCCTTTCAATCCTAACGATTACGAAATCGGCGGCTTGGTAAAGCATGTGTCTTTTCAAGCCGGCAGTGAACTTGCAGGGTTAGGCACTTCCAATGAACATTATTTTGAAGTGAATTATGACAGTAAGACCAAAGAGTTTGAGATTATTACGATATGGCCTTATGACAACGACATGCAATTGCCTGGCGGAACACTGGTTCCGAAAGCTGGCGATAAGTATATCCTATGGAATATCAGAATGCCCGACGAATATTATGCCTTGGCGGAAAAAGAGCTTCTGAAAGCTGTCAATGAGTATAATGGCAAGCACGCATTGGACGTAAGTCGCTATAAAGCACCGACGGATTTTGTCTGGATAAAGGAAACAGGAACGGAATTGTTTATCGGCAGACGTGTTCGGTTGGAGAGCAGGGAATATTTTCCAGAGAACGGATATCGCTCAAGTCGTATCACGAAAATCAGCAGGCAAGTGAATGAGCCGGGACAGATGGATATAGAAATCTGTGATGCTCTCTCAACGGGCACAATGGCAAAGATGGATAGTGCCATTGCCGATGCAAGGAACTATGCTGGAACTCTCGTCGGCGCGATTAATATACCGGATGTTATCCGCAGCTGGGACACAACGAAGCCTACAGATACCAACCTGTACAGTGCCCGACGTACGCACAAGGAATTCCTGAGTAAGAATTCAGCCGACACGGCGCAGGGGTTAATTACCTTCTTGAGGGGTATAGGATTCAAGGACGGCGCAGGTATTGATGAACTGGGCAACGCCGTCTTGAAATCCATTCAGACGGCAGGCTTTGAAAAGACGCTCAACGGCTTTGGCGTATGGCTCGATGAGAACGGGCGTGCGCACGGGCAAATCGACTTCCTTGAAGTTCTTGGCAAGGCTATTTTCCATGAGTTGGAAGTCAGGAAATTGTCGGCTATCGGCGGTGATGTCGCACTCAGCCCGTCAAGCTCCAAGATAGAGGAGGTCGTAAAGGTCAAGAACGGATGGCGATGCTATATAAAGACAGATGACGGCACGACGAATACTTTCAATGGATGGCACGAAGGCGACCAAGCGAAATGTCAGACGATGAATATCCGTGAGGGGCTGACCAAGAACACTGCCAACCGTTATTATTGGCGTTGTGTTTCAGAGGTTGCCGAGCAGACGGAAAAAGAACGAGCCTATATTGTTCTTTCTGATGAGAACGGCTACAAGGAGCCTAAGAGCACGGACACTCCGAAGGCGGGCGATGTGGTGGTGCTTTGTGGACATAATGCCAATTATGACCGACTGCATGGTGTAGACCCTGAACTGAACCGTAACCGCATGAACTTTATGCAGCTTACAACGAGTGGAGACATGCCTACCATTGAGGTTTACCGAGGTGTGTCTGACTTTGTCTTGGATAAAAACAACGTGGTGTTTCATCTTACAAGTGAAAAGCTGAGCATTGCCACCAACTCGGTGGAATGGATAGCTGCCAACGGCAATGGCATTGCCAATGTTCTTTACATGGGTGATTGGGAGCAAGGTACTGTGGCTGGTAAAAATGAAACATATTATCACAACGGGGGTACGTGGCTTTCTATTGAGAACGACAATAGGGACGAGCCTACGGAACAATCTCCGAAGTGGAAGCAATATGCCGCTAAAGGAAAAGATGGGGAAAAGGGCGAAAGTCCCACGATACTTGAATTGTATATAGAACGCGGCAATCAATTCTATCGTGCCGGGCAGGGCTTTGTCGCAACCATTGCCGCAGAGCTTACCAAAGACGGCGAGGATATAACATCTACTTATCACCCGTCGCAGCTCGTATGGGCACGTGAAAGCGAAGATGCGGAAGGTGACAGGAATTGGGCGTTGGCACATTTGAATTCGGGACACAGTATTAATATTGCCGACACCGATTTAGCAGGCAGCACGTCCATCATACTGACAGTATATGATAAGAACGGAAGGACAACGGAGAAAAAGAAGTTAAAGTTAAATTAAGAACATAAGAAATATGGCAAGACAAGCACAAGGAAGAGTAACGTTCACGAAAATAGTGGACGGACGTACATTGAATTTTATTCTTGACGTTAAGGCAGGTTGCAAGACCACGCAAGTAGTAACAAAAGCCGATGGAGACGGGCACAGCCAGTTTTCACCCGACTACACAAAAAATCCGCTGGAAATATTGCCGGTATTGACGGTAAGCGGTTCAGGCGGAGAAAATATGATAAATGGCACTTGCGAATGGTGGCAAGATGGAGAAAAAATCGTCAGTGGGCAAAAGGGCTTTACGGTCGGTTCTGCGAAGCCTTACAGTTTGAAGCTGGCAGCCAACCCGACAACGGCTAACTCTATGATAAAATGCAAATACACCTATACGGAGGCTGACACAAAGGCAAAAATAGAGGTCTTTGCTACCATTCCACTGGCACAGGTGGAGAGTCCGGGTGCTGCCCTGTTGTGTGATTTGGACAGAAGTACCATCATCTTCCGCACGGAAGGTGGCGTAGTAAAGAGCGAAGCCATAACAGGTGTCATGAAGCGCGGTAACATTGAAGACAAAACAAATGTCAAGTATCAATGGTTCATTCAGGGCACAAATGGGGCTTATTTTGAAATTACAGGAACAACAGCCCCGGCAGGCAGCGGGCTTCCTGCCGGCAATCTGTTTACGGGAGCGAACACCAATAAGCTGACACTCAACAACAACGCCATTTTGAATATTGGCTATGTAAAGCTGAGGGTGACCGACACCGACCCGTCATCGGCTACTTACAACAAATCGGCAGAGGCAACTTGCGCCGTTACCGACCTTACCGACCCGTTCGATTTCGACATGGAACAACCTTTAGGCGGAGGTGTTTCCGGCAGCGGCGTGGGCAAGCCTCTGCTGTTAGTGGTCAAGCAGCACGGAAAGGTGTTGGCTGATGATTTCTACAATGGCAAGAAATTGGGTTTTTACCGTATCACTGCTGCTAATGGGAAAGATGCCACATGGGCACCTCCGACAAGCGATTTCCCTGGCTGGGGTATTGCGAATGGAGAAATAACACGCTCGTATAGTGGCAACAGCGGCACCTCAGAAAACAGAACGGTTACAATAAAATATTCGCATCTTCTGGCTACAGAGATTGACACGACTTTCGAGGGCTTCCTTGACTTCTAATTTTTATCGATATGAGTATACAGGCAAAATCAAGGGCAACTTTCAGTAAAGTACCCAAGGACGGGGCTTCTTCCTATACGCACTTTGCTTACGCGGACGACGACAAGGGTACTAACTTCTCTTTTTCTGCGGCAGGGCGGTTGTATATGGGTGTGTACTCTGACGATAAAAAAGAGCCTTCGACTGACTGGCGAAAATATACATGGAGCAAGATTAAAGGCGAACCCGGCGATAAGGGGGAAGCCTCTCTTGCCCTCGTCGTAACGCCGAACACCTTTGTCTTCCAAACCAACAACAAAGGTATCATCGAAAACTTGACGCAGAATACAGGCACGGTGAAAATGTATGCCGGAACTACGGAAGTACCCATTGACAGCGTAAGTGCAAAGCCCTACAACTGTGATGCCGTTGTATACAAGCAGCAGCTCGCAGGACAAGCCGGTATGCCGCTATATATCCTCGCGTTTAAAAGTGTAGCGCAGGGACAGTGGAGCGGCAAAGTGGAAGTTACAGCCACCTACAAGGGGCAGACGCGCACTGCCATTGCTGAATTCATGGTGAGTGCGCAGAAATGGAACGAAGCCAAATTCATTGCCAATGAGCAGCAATTTCAAAGCATCATTGCGCAGAACAAGGCAGACAAGCAGGGGCTTGAGAAACGAATGTCCGTCATAGAGCAAGATGCCGAGAAAATTCGCTTGGAGGTCAGCAAGCAGACATTCAGCGGCGTGAATATACTCAAGGGCGCGAGCCTGCGTCCTTTGAACTTATTGTTACTGCAAAGAGCTCAATACGTAACAATAGGAAACTATGCGAGTGTAGCACACCTTGACAATCCTTATCTTGCCATTGTGCGCCACGGTGCGCCACAGAACGAATGGAACGGTTGCAAGTTTCCTGTTATAAAGGCATTGGGCGGTCGTACCTACACACTGTCAATGTTCACTCGTATATACGGAAGCGAACAGCCATATATTGAAATCAAGCGAAGTCGCTCTAAGGATATGAGTGCTCCGAAGACGAGCTATCCGAATATTCCGTCTACCTATGGTGTTTGGAAACAATATTCATACTCTTTCGATATGGAGGATGGTTACAACTATCTTCAAATATTCATAGGCTATACAAGAAATGGCGAAGCTTATTTGTCGGAAATTCAACTTGAAGAGGGCGCAAAGGCCACGGCATGGAAAGACCCGGACTTGGTGGAAAGCGTCGAGCGCACCGGTATCGACCTGACCAATGGCACGGTATCTGTCGAAGCTGCCAACTTTGAAATCAAGCATAATGGTGAAAAACCGTTCGTCGTGAGCAAGGGAAAAGCCCTGCTGGGCGGTTGGGTGTTTGACAGGGGGCAGCTGTTCTCCCAGTGCGGAGATATAAATGGAAATCCAAGCACGGACTACGGTGCCGCAAATTTCAATCCCGACATCGTTCTTGACCCAATCAACGGCTACATGTCAGGCGTCGGGTCTTTCAGAAAGAAAATGCTGGTGATAACTCCTCAAAATATCGCAAAATATGCGATTATCAATTCCGATGGTGATTACGAATTTATGGCAGGGAAGATAAGTGCTATAGCTTTGTTTAAAGGTTCCTTTAATCGTACTATATATATAACATTACCTGGCGTGGCAGGGAGTTCTGACTTTGAAATCGCCCGGACATTGATAGGCGAAACAATAGCTATATATAACCAAACGACCAGCTATATGATTATATGGGGCAGTGGGCAGTCTACTGTTCTATACCCGAACAAATTCGCTGCCCTTGAAGTGAAGATTTCAGTTAATCCTCAGACAGGTAAGGAAAGCTATTATAATGTTGATTGGATAAATGGAGAAATGTTAGTGTAATATTAAAATAAATGAATTATGAAAGTAAAAGTAATGCAAAAAAGAGTTGAAGCAGACGTGAATGGCATTGTCATTATGAATGGCTTTGTCCACGTAGTTACCTACAAAGCAGATATTAGCGACCCAAAGAATGCCAAGGTGCTGCTCTTTCATGACCATGTGGCAAAATGCACTCATGATGACGTTGCCGATGAAAGTTGTGCGGCAGATTATGGACACAACGGCTCGACATTCACAGATGGGCATTGGAATTCTATCCCAGACATAGAAGAGCAAACTGCCGCATACAAAGGGGTACGTGATATCTATTTCGCCATTGAAAGAGGCGAATTGTTTTTAGAGTAAACCTTATGGGGGAATAAAAAAGCCCCCAGCCTTGTTAAAATAGTCGTCTCACTTACTATTAAACAATATACCCGTATAGAGCACAGCTGGAGGCTAATGTCTTCTGCTGCCCTATACGGGATTGTTTTTAATAAGTGAGACTTTGCAAAAGTACAAAAAATATTTAATATGACACTATTTGAGATACTTTACTTTAACAGGGAATTAATAGAAAAACTTCAAAATTTAGGGATTAAACCTGATGACTGCCGTTATATTGACCTTTATGGCGATTATAAACGTATGTACTTTCAAGGGGACAAAGTCACGTATATCGTTTCTTTGCTATCTGAAAAATATAATGTGAGTGAAAGGAAGATATATAGCATTATCAAGCGTTTTGGAACCCACTGTACGAATGATGCAGTGTGAATTGTATCCATCTTTCTTTTACTTCAAAGAGTATTCCGAACTTTGCCGTACAAACAAACCTGTACAACAATGAGAAAACAATATCTTTCGGCACCGCTTCCTTTTCAGGGGCAGAAGCGGATGTTCGCCAAGGAGTACATAAAGGTGCTCCAACAGTTCCCCGATGGTACAACATTTGTAGACTTGTTCGGTGGCAGCGGTCTGCTGTCCCATATCGCCAAGTACCAGAAGCCGAACTCAACCGTGGTGTATAATGACTTTGACGGCTATAGAATTCGTTTGGAGCGCATCTCTCAGACAAATGAGCTGTTAGAAGAATTGAGGACGATAGTAGATGTTCCACGAAGTAAGCCCATATTAGGCGAAGCAAGGGAACGCGTGCTGGCTTGCATTCGCAAGCATGAACACAAGTGTGGCTATATCGATTACATCACGTTATCGGCGTCGCTTTTGTTTTCCATGAAGTACGCCACTTGCTTTGCTGACTTGGAAAAAGAGACCTTGTATAGCAGGGTAAAATCAACCAATTATCCGTTATGCACAGATTATCTCGACGGCTTAACAATCACTTCCTGCGATTACAAGGAGGTGTTTGAGCAATACAAAGATGTGCCCGGTGTAGTGTTCCTCGTCGATCCACCCTATCTGAGTACGGACAGCAAGACCTACAGGATGTATTGGAAATTGTCCGATTACCTCGATGTGCTTACTATCCTCGCTGGTCATCGCTTCGTCTATTTTACCTCGAATAAGTCGTCAATAGTAGAGCTTTGCGAATGGATAGGAAAGAATAGGTTCATCGGCAACCCCTTTGAGAACTGCCATCGGCGGGAGTTCAATGCGCATATGAATTACAGCGCATCCTATACGGATATTATGATTTATACAGATGCCGTTTAAATACTATTTTAGCACCATTTGAATGATGAACAAATACTATCAGATACTAAGCAAGGTTTTGGGGCAGGGCAAGCCTCAGAAGAATACTAAAGGCAACATTCGTTACCTACTCAATGAACAACTGTCCTTATCGCCTGGCGATTTGCTTGATATTTTCGAGAGCCACGGAATAGCGAGAAAGAAACTGAGAAATGAGTTACAACTGTTCATGCAAGGTGAGCGAAATGTTGAGAGATACCACGATGTGGGTATTAGGTGGTGGGATTACTGCGGAAGTGTATTAGTGAACAGCTATCCCACTTACTTTGAAAAGCTACCACCACTTATCGCTAAGATTAATAGAGAAAAACGCAGCAGTAAGAATTATGTGCTGTTCCTGGGTGAGACTGGTGCAGAGAGTAATCAAGCACCTTGCCTCAGCCTCGTACAATTTCAAATAGATGATGGAGAACTGGTACTGTCAGCCTACCAACGAAGCAGTGATGCAAACCTTGGCTTGCCAGCTGATATATACCACCTATACCTGATGGCACGACAGATAAACCTGCCCTTAAAAAGTATAACGCTTAACCTCGGCAACGTCCATATATACGAGAACAATATAAACGGCACCAAGCAACTGCTTGATGGGTATGAGGACGTAAAGTTTGAACTCAACGTTTGAGAATATAAGCCCCCAATTTATACTATACAAAGGTAGTGTTTTTTTGCGAGATATACAAATATTTATCATAGAAAAACGTCTCAAAATAAAAGATTTTTGAGGCGTTTTTTATGTATGAGGGGGAGCTTTAAAAAGTACCTTTCGTTTTACGCAATCAAACATTTCGTTTTATTTCATCGGAACATTTCGTTTTGCGGATTATACTTGATCTCCTTAATTTGATTAAAACTAAATCCTTGAAGACGCAGATGATTATTTTCCATTTACACAATAAGGAATATTACCATAATTATTATTCACCTGCTTTTCCTAATTGATATTTCATCTTTATATACAGGTAAACCTGCATATTTTAGATAGAAAAGGAACATACCAATATAATTCCAATATCCAATACTAAAAGGGCAGCATAAACTATTCGGCAAAAAATATTCGATGTCTTTTTATATTCATACTTCAGCAACAGCCAAGAAAATACAAACAAGGTTATACTTGTCAGGTAATACAATAAATATTGAACTATTGTTGGACGATAGACTTCTGCATCTCCTCTCTCAACAAACTCCTCTATATCAAACCATGCTCCTTGCATAATACCCAAAGTTGCAAGAATAATAAGTGGGCTTATTATTGACAACAGTCCTAATAAAACATTTTTCAT